ACATCAATACGAGAACCACGGATAGGTTCATTCGTTGAAAGTATTTCATCTATATTTTTATATTCAAAATTTGCCATTGTTTTCTTTTAATATTTTCCAGGAAAATCATTTACAATACCAAGTGCTTCTATAATCGTATCGAAATTCGATGACGCAAGTTTTTTCTCAATATCCACAGTATCCCATTCAACATATTTCGCACCAACCAATCCTGCGATTTCTGCCACACTAGATGCGTTAGTTCCTCTGGCTTGAATGCAATCTTTTCTCCACTTATCTAAAATATCGCCATCACACGGAGATTTAGATGTAGTTCCATCATTATACAATATCTTACGAGTAGTTGACTCACGTTCTTTTGTAGTTTCTAATTGTGGTATTAATGACAATATATCATCCGCATCTTTTTCAGTTTTAATGGTTGATACGTTCAAACTAGATTTAAATTGCTGTTTGTATATCGTATTCCAATTGTATATTTGTTCTACTCTTGATGAGAGATTTCCATTTAAATCCACAAATTTTTGACGAAGACCAATTGTAGATACACCAACTTTAGTTAGAATAGAAATGAGTGCGTCATCATTATTAGTATCAATATACTTTATACTATCCCACTTTGTCTGTATGGATGCAATCTTTTCTTTTCTACGTTTTTCTTCGGGACTATCCGTTGGAGACGGTGCAGGAGTTGGCGGTGTAACTGCCTTTGCCAAACCAGAAACCGCATTTTCAAAAGCGGAAAGTTGTTTAGCAGATTGTTCTTCCAATTTCTTAGAGAGACTTTCGAAAGCGGCAGTTGTATTTTGAAGTTGATTTGCAACTTTTTGTTCAAGACCAGATATTGTTGTATCAATCTTCGTATTAAGTTCTTTGATTGTATCATCTTTAGCTGCCAACGAATCATCTTTGATAAGATTATCAGTTGCAATAGAATCAATATACTGTTCGTGTTCAATTTCACGGTCAATACGTGTTTGTATAACTTGGTCTTTCAATTCTATTTCTGCCTCTAAACTCTTAATTTTAGCATTAAGACCAGCAATTGAATTTGAATTTTCATTTATCAAGTTATTCAAATTACTTAAAAAGTTTTTAGTTGCCTCATCATTACCAGCAGCAATATCAGTTGTTAAAGCATCATTTGTTTTTGCAAGAACATTTGCCTCCGATGAAACTGCATCGGGTAGACTATTAAATGAGGTATCTACAATATATCTGAAATCCCTTATTATAAATCGTTCATCCAATACAGGAACTCGAATTCTACCTTTATTCTTATACAGATTTTCGTAATCAATTAATCTACCAAACTCATCTCTTTCAACATCTGAAACTTCGTCATAACTTTCTTTTGATTGTTCTTTTATAAGATTTGAGAGTATATTCTGCAAATCCTCTGATGGTAAAACTCCAGTATCAGAACCAGTTAAAATTTTTCTAATAACAAAATTAAAAAATGGGTCAACTGGTTCATTTGTTATACCATTCAAAAGGTTTGTTATCTCAGTTATTTGTGCGTTTGGGTCTTTTTGTATTCTTTCGATTTCCTTTTTTAAGGTAACTTGTTCCTGTATATATTTTTTTACAAAGGCATAATCGTTTGATGATTTGAAACTTTTAAACCTGTCCAACAACATTTGTTTGTCAGTTTTTGTTTCGGGTGGATTTAGTTCTAATTTTATGTTGTTATCAACAAAAAATTTTCTAAACTGGTCTGGTGTTGTGAATGTCAATCCATTGTATTCTTTTATTAAAAGACGAGATTGACTTTCTTTCACATTCTCCAAATAAAGAAACTCTTCGATGGTAATCATCTTGAAACCTTGAAGTAATAGTTGTTATCGAAGATTTGTACATTATCACCACCATCTGTTTCCGTCTTTATTACGATACGATAAAATCGTTCAGGTTGGAATGAATCCATCCACAAATTAAAATAGTTACCATTAGTGTCACAACTTATTTTTGAACCTGTTGTATTGAATGGTAATATTATTTCATCAGTGTGTGCATCCCTTACTTCATAATAAGATGAAGATGGAAGATAATATGTTTGAGTATAATATGACTGTGTAGTGTAATATTTCTGAGGGTATCTAGTATTGGCATGAATTCTTATCTTTGCCTTTTCGTCTTCTGCATAAGATTTCTTCAATTTTACATTCAGAATTATATTCTCTGGATTAACTTGTGTTAAACTTCCAGTTGAGAATGATGAATCATCCCATACGACGTGAAGACGTGGTACATATATCGTATTACTATCGGTACCAAAGAATTTTAAACTATTTAGTGTTTGTAATGAAGATTCAATATCATTACTGAATTTCAGTATCATACCATCATTTTGGAATCGACCAGAACCAGTTACCCATTTTTTAACGATGTTAGTAACATCCATATAAACATCGGATGATTCAAATGAAAAAGATTGTGTACATTCAAGATTATCGTAATCCCACCAAGTACCACCACCCTCAGTTGTAAAATAGGATGATGTTACATTTGCAGATAAGTTTACACCAAAAAGAATATTTGCATCAACCCAAGTTTGTGATAGGGCATCCCATTCATATTGATTTATAGTAGGTGGAATGTCCCATTCTGTTCCAATAGATTTTGCAGTTCTATATTTCCAAGATGCACCATCTGTGGTTATAGGAGAATTGAAATATCTACCAGTTCCATTTGTCCAAGATGAACTTAACGGATAAGCATATATCTTATATTCCTGTGGTATTTCACGTACTTCCGCAGAACGAAGAGATAGATAATACTTTGCGGTATTGAGTGGTATTTTTCCTGAATCTATTTTACCTTGAAGTTCCGATGTATCAAACTTCAAAAGTATTCGACTGTTATAACGAGAAGATGTACCGACTAATTCGTGTTTTAATTCAAGAACAGAATCAACACCAGTGTTCATCGACTCCGTTCTTTCATAAATAGTTGTATCTCTCTGTGCATATAGGGTGTATATCATCCAAATGCCCTCACTCTACCGATAATGTCATTATCAGGATATTTGATTTCAAAAATTGATGGGTCAAGGGATGGGAATATAATACCATCCTTTGTTGCCTGTTCTATGTTATAGACGTGTTTTGAATAGCCAAGTGTTGTATCATATAGATTCTTGAATTTAACAGATACAACAGTTTGTACACCTTCAACTTTATCAAGTTCAGTGTAGATATTACTAATCACAATAGGTTGATTTATTTGCCAGTTCTTAATATCAAAGTATTTTTTCAGTCTATCGATACAACGAAGAATAACTTGATTACCATTTTGGTCTGGCATCGTTATAATATCAAAATCAATACCTATGTTGATTATATATGCATCTTTAATGTTAATCGCATCTGTCAACATTCTATGATAATTTAAGTATGTCTTTACGTTTTCTTTTGTTGCGTCATTAATTGTTGTCAACTTGTTATTGTTATCATATCCTAAAACATAGAAATTCAATGCCAAATCGTTTGGTATTCTATCACTATTAAAAACAGATTCAGCAGTTAATTGTGTATCTTTTGTAATGTATGCCTTTGCAATAGAACCATATCTTTGTGGTAAACTGTATGCTCGTATGATATAATCTTCTTTTGTTACCGCACGATTTTGTGAAGCAAAATAAGCAAGAGCATTTTGACGAATCTCATTTATATCTTCACCGGCTTTACCACCTGTTGCTGGTTCTGGGTTTGTTACTGCTAAGCTTGCAATACATTGATTATAAAGTGTAGTATCTAAACCAGTCTCATCGATTAACAATGTTCTTGATATTACACGAGTAATTGTGTCACTTGGGACGTTATCGGCAACACCACCACCAGTTGTATAGTATAGTGTAATATCTGTATTGTTTGGTGCAAGTCCATATGTTTTTGTGTATAAGAAGTTAGACGGGTCAATATCAACAGAAGTTGGAGAATCGATTCCTGTTAAAGAATTTCCAACTAAATCTGGATTTGGTATCAATAACTCGTCATCCAAATCAGATACACCAGCACCAAATTGCATTTCAATTACACCTTCGCCAGTTTGTCTTGAAATAAATCTTCTTGAAATCTTACGCAATTTCAACAAGTAAGGTGTTTCAGTTCTGTGGTTGCTGAGTTGTCTATCGTTTCTTGAAATATTTGGAGTTGGTTCAAAGATAGTATCTTGTGCCAAGTAAGGAACATGATACCATTTGTTTCCATCGGAATCAATACCATATAAAATTTCAATTATAGTTGAATCTTCTAATGTAATTTTATCATATGGTTTTGGGTCACCAAATGTATATGTTTTTGTGTTTATTACACCAGAGACAGCATTTACAGATTTTTTAAGCAACCAAAATGTTACTTCATTTGTAATGTCATCTATCTCGTATGGAGTGACTTCGGTAGGGTCGAATGAACTACTAAATTTAAAATCCAAATAATCAGTTGTTCTGAATCTAGCAGTTGTGTTGTTTATGTCTGCACCGATAACCATACCAGGTTCTATTGCAAACGCATATGAATAATCAGGAACAATATTACCACCAACACTTATCGCAGGTACTATTTGAAATACATCTAATTTTACACTCGATGCGATGTTTGTCTTTGGTTTATATCCAAGAGATTGTGCGATATTAAGAATATTCTGCTTTTCAGAAGATTGGAGTATCAGAGACTCTTGTAGAGTAACGTCCGTGTAGTATGAAAGTACATCCCCAACATATGCGGCCATTTCCAAAAACATCATACCAGGAGATGTTTCATTAAAATCTTGGTATGTATTTGGAAAATAATTTTTTGAAAAATCGATAAGATTCTGCTTTAATGAAGCAAAATCTCTCGATAAATAACGTATATCTTTCTTTACTAAATCAGCCATTATAAATCGCCTCTTGAATGGTCAATGTACCTGTGTCTGATATAAATATCTGAATTGGCAAATATATGTTTGTTCCAGATATTCTGACATTTAAAGTTATACCAACTGCATGAGTCGGGTCGTCCACTCTACCATCTTCTGACATATTAATATTGACTTCCAAATCCTGTATTATTAGATATGGCATCCAAGTTGATATTGCCTCTGTTATATCGCCTTTTATTCTTTCTTGAAATTCTTCTTCACTACTTATATTTTCAAACAGAATGAACCTGATTTCTGTTCCGAATTCGGGTAACATATATCGTTCACCCTTTGCAGTTAGAAGTAAGTTTTTCAAGTTAGAATAAACTTGTGTTCTATTTGTGAAACTTTGAAAGAATATTCCGTTTGGATTATTAAATGGTATAGTGACACCAATCGGTTTTGAAAGTTTGGTATCTACAAATTTTTCACTTAATGGAATCCTAGTTTTTCTTCTATAAGTTGCCAATTATTATCTCCCTTTTTTCTCATTTATTTTTGCCATGAGAGCTGAATAATCTCTTGTGAGTGCCTCAGCAACTTCAGGAGCAACCTGTGATGGGTCGATACCAGCAGGTGTTGCATTGATATGATTTGAGAACGCATTCAATGAATCCGTTGTAAATCTCATTTCCATATCGTCACCTTCCATCATTAAACTTTGTTCCATAGAACGTCGAGTTTCATCAAGAAGAGCTTGTATGCTTGTCATTCCTGTTTTTGATGGAGGTGGTGTTTTCTTTGCAACTTTGTTTGCTTCCTTTACAAGATTCATACCATGAGATAGAACCTTACGGTCATCTTTCTTATGGTTTTCGGTAAGCTTCTTGTCAAGTGCATATTCTATTTCTTCACGAATGATAGAACGAATTTGTTTTAGAAATTTTGATGTATCCATAGTCCTTCACCTATTTTAGTAAATTATAATAATATTTTGTCCATTTTACACGAAGTTCGAAATGATTTGCTTTGCTTTTTCCATTTACAGCCTTTGAAACTATATCGATGGCAGTATCACTGACAGAATCAATATAAACAGCTGGATGTCCTTTCCACCACCATAACGAAGATATTAATGCCCATTTTGGTTCATTAAGTATATCGGGGTTTGCAACAAAATCTATATTCGTTTCTTTATCAACATATTTCGTAAATCGTTCGTAGGCATCTTTAAATGTCAGTTGTATCAAACCATGACCACGATAGGCATATCCCTCGGATGTCTGTGGTGGTGCATTTTTATTAAAAGTATTACCACCTCTTGTTTTTTCATTTTTTGCACCATATACTATATCAGGCCAACCATTTATCTGATTTGGTCTTGGTCCTTTCCCATTCTTACCTAATGATAATGCCAGACTATCAGTTGTTATTCTTGATGGGAAAATGTCTTTTAATCTAGTTCCACTATAATTAACACCTTCAGATTTTGGATAAAAACTTGATTCGGTTTTTAACTGACCAAGAAAATGTGCAAGATATGTTGGTTTATTTATGTTATATGGGCTTCCAATAAGTAATGGCATGAGCTGTTTTAAATACTCCGGCACATCAGGAATATTTCTTGCCTTTTCTAATAATTTTTGTTGTTCCGAATCTAATGGAATTTGATTTACACCAGCAATCGTTTTTGGGTCAAGAACTATTTCTGGTGGAGCAGGTTTTGGTGATTTTTGTCTTTTACGTTTTGCTTTTTGTTTTTTCCCGCCACTTGTGGTTGATGTTCTCGAAGTACCTGAAGTGCCTGATGTAGCGGATGTTCCCGAAGTGCCTGATGTAGCGGATGTTCCCGAAGTACCTGATGTACCGGATGTTCCCGAAGTACCTGAAGTACCTGAAGTAAAATTTAAATCATTATAAATATCAAATTGTTCATTTCGTATATCGTTGATAGTTAATTCCGATGCATCATCCGTAGGTACATACTCTATAAGTTTTTTTGATTCTTCTGGAGTTACTACTGGTTGCTCATTTTCTATATCTGTTATTATTATTGGCATTACGGCATATCCTTAAATTCTGAGTCGTCGAATGTGCCGGTGTCCAACCATTTACCATAAGCTTTATCAAACTTAAATGTTTTTGCATCTGTTAGTCTAGGGCCATATATTTCACCAGTTATTGGATTTGAAAGAATACCTTGTTGACCAGTTGTTCCTGTTGTTATATCAATTTCACCCAATCTAACATCCCCAATATCTGTAATCTTTCTTGGTGGTTCTTGTGCAATTTGACGTTGTTCTTTAATATCCTCACGAACAACCGCAGAAGATTTTGCGTCTTGACTTGGACCAGCGGATTTTTCATTTAAAAAGACAAGTTGCGATTGTAATTTTTCTATCTTTCGTTGTAATGTTAGTATATCACCACGAATTCCTATAAATTCCGAGGCATTAATCGGTATTCCAGATGGACCAACTCCAGTAGGAACAGTTGTTTGTGTAATTGTTGTTATAAGTTTTGCCAATATATCACATAAAGTATTTAACCAATCCATACTTCTATCACCTAATAATGCAGGTGACAACGCATTTATACCCAAGTTAATTCTTGCAGATTCCATTTCAACAACTTGTTTACCATCAATAGAAATTGCTTTTTCAGAAGAAAGACCTATACCTTCTTTTGAAAAAGCAATTAGTTCCTGTTTACGAGCATTGAAAATTAAACGGTCTGATGCAATTATTACTTGATTTCCACCATACTCATTTTTCTTGTACAGATTTACACTTTTATCTGATATTGAAGGTGTATATGTGGATGCAGGTGTAAATCTAACAGATTGACCAGATGTCATCCATATTGCAGAATCGTCTTCATCTGGGTTTTCGAGTACAAACTCGTTAAATGGTTTTGTCTCAGGATTTGTTCCGTTAGAAATGATAAGAATGGGATTACCCGTTTCACCTAATCCTTTTTTCCATAAAGGTTTTACAGGATATGTCCTTCTTTCATCAACAGTTGAACCAAAACGAATCGATTGACCCCATCGACCTTCAAGAATAATATCACCAGAATAAGGCTGAACAGGATAGACATCAAGACGTTCTGGAAATGCTGGGTCAATCGTTGTCTTTACTTTAAGACGAGAAGATGATTTATTAGATATACCATCTCTCGCATTTTGACGAACAGTAGAATTTGATGGTTTTGTGTTCGGTAGGTATTCTGTAACACCAGGAATACCATTATGGTGAACAGAACTTTGAACGGAGACAGGATTCGTGTAGTAATATTCTTGACCAGTTGCACCTGCACTATTATATGCAGTTGGCCCTTTCATTAACATTACAACTTCACCAGCAATCGGTATGTTTTTTATATTAGCATCGAGTGCACGTGCTTGTATTATATCACCTGCGGCTTGAGAACCATAGGCACCCATTATCCTACAATAAATGGTATAGAGTTTTTCTTTATCATTACCGCTAAAGTCAACGTTAACTACTTCAGCGGATATTAACTCATATTCCTGCCCGTTTAATATCGTCTTTTGTGGATTCATCCGATTTGGTTTCCTCTACTGATTCACCGATTGATTTAATCTCTTTTAGAAGAGCGTCCTTTTCTTCATCTGTCAAGAAAGAATTACCTTCTTCTCCCTTGTTCGAGACCATTCGTTGAACAACAGCCGCCATCTTTACAAGATGTTCATCATTCTTAACAGATACTTCCATATAGTCCTTGATTACAGGTACAAGAAGAGCAGCATCACCTATGTTTGTAATAAGTGGTTTCAAATCAGCAATAAGAAGATTGATTTGTCTATCTTTCTTCTTTTGATTCTCATAGATGTCTTTTAACAAATCCGAGAATTTTTTGCTTCCAAATATTTCTGTATCAAATCCCATATCTTATAAATATCTAATCTTCAATAATGTCTTGTAAATCGTACCAATCGAATTTTGCAATGTTTCTACCATCAGAATACTCCTTATATAATCTACCATAAATTAGTTTCATTTTGTTGATTATATTCGTTATGTATTGTGATTTAACACCAGTTCTTTCGCGTATTAAAATGTAAATCGCTTTCTTGTTATAATTTTCAATGTTTTCTCTTGTCTTAAAAAGATAGAGTATTGAATCTGCAATCTGAACATCTCTTTGTTTTGTAAAAATAAGAGAAAGATGTTCTTCCATCAATTCGACGAACATATCGATAAAGTCCTTCTGTTCATCTATCATTTCACTTCTTATCTGCTCATTAACGATATTACGTTCCGAATCAATTGCCTCTATATTATGCTTCTTCTTATACTGGTAATAGTTTTTGTTATTCTCAGCTATAAGATAATTTTTAGCAACTATGGAGAAGTATGAAAATGCCTTACCATTCTCTTCCTTATACTTACAGATTTTTTCATGTAAGAATGATATTACTTCATGTTTAACATCCTCATGTGGAATATCAAAATTATAAAACTTAAACCTATGTATCATAATTTCAGAAAGCTTATAGAATGCAGGATGAATTCTTGAAGTGTAGATTATATTTCTCTGTATAGGGTCTTCACATTCATTATATTCTATGATAGCATTTTCTGTATCTTTTGTGAAGTATATATTTTGTTTTTTCTTTTTTACAGGCACATCCATTACAACCTCGTTATCTGTGACCGTATATTTTTTGGAGTTTGTTCTTCTTCATCTACGTCATCGTTGACATCCAAATATACAGAAATATCATTAATAATTTGTTTTAACTCTTTGAAAAAGAAACCAACTTCGTCATCTGATTCAAATGAGCCATTTCTATCTAATTGACGAAGATAAGATTTATGGCTCAACACTCTATTACGCATAGAAAATATGAAATTTTGATTATCCATCGCAGTTTCTTCTAATTGCGAATACTTTCTATACAAATTGAAATTTGCATAACCAGAAGACAACAGAAGTATTATCAGTATAGAAACCAAATATATCATATTACCCTCTTGTGTAGGTTGGTTGGATTATCTTATCAATTACACCAAGTTCAATAGCTTCTTCCGGTGAAAGATAAAAATCCTTTACAGTATTTTCCTTCCAGAACTTATCGTCTTTATTGGAATTTGTATTCATGATACCAACCAAAACTTCTTCCAACTTTTCCATGTGTTGTACGTTTGCCTTCATGTCTGATGACTTACCGTAGATACCCGAAGACATCTCATGGAACATGATTGTACTATTCTTTGAGGCAGCACGAAGACCTGTACCTGAACAGAGAAGTAGAGCTGCGGCTGACATTGCACGTCCTCTACAAATTGTGTTTACCTTTACATTAAGTGACTGGATAAAGTCAATCATACCGAGTGCCTCATATACATCACCACCATCAGAATTGATGATAATGTTGATTGGGTCTTTTGAATTTTCTTCTGGTCTCATGTGGAGTATCGCACGAATACGCAACATAAAATCATATAAAGTACCGTCGGCAATATCACCAAACATATAAAGTGTTGATGATGCAACATCAATACCATAATCTATTTGAGCAAGTGCCTCTTTCCATTTTACGGATAAGTCATCTTGATTAACCGACTTCTTAGAATTTTTTTCTTCTCGTATATCGTCATCATATAAGTTTTCCATTTCACTTACTCCTTTTATTTTTTAATTTTTTCTTTGTCAAAATCCTATTCGTGTACTCTTTCACAACCTTATCGTCGAGTGTATTTTTCTTTTTTCTTACAATCTTCTTTTCGGATTTCTTTATTTCTGTTGGTGGTAATGTACCAAATAATTCTTCTTGAAGTTCACCTTTATGATAAACATTACCATCTTTATCAACGAATTCAGACATAAACTTCCAACCACGAGGGTATCCTTCATTTGATTTCTTTTCTTCAATTGGAACCATCATGGCTGTACATTTCCAACAAAGTCCATTTTGTGACCTGTCATCAATCAAAACCTCTTCATAGCAACGAATACCTTTGAAGTATTTGCTTTTTGAATCATTATTTTGACATAAAACATATTTCACAACATATTCCTTTACTTAGTAAGATGAAACCGGATTTGCACCAACATTAACCGGCTCTCCATAAAATTCATTTTGTTTATCTAAATTTATATCATCATCTTCTTTTAATATACTAACTTCTTCTGTTTTTTTCAAACGTTTTTTTCTTTGTTTTTTAGGAATTTTTATCTTCACCTCATCCAATTTAGATTGTGTAACAGAATCAGTTATTTGATTGTTGATTGATGAAGGGAAACTTTGGACTGGTTCCTCATATCCAATTCCTGTTTCTTGTCCAATTTCACTTAATTTATCCAATGATTCTTTCTGTTTCTCTTTTGAACTCAAATGATTAGCGGCTATTACCAAACTAACAGCGAGTGGGTCAAATACAATAACAAGAATAAGAATGAACCAGTTTACAATAATATCCATTGAAACACCAGTTATTCTACTTAAATAAAGTAGTGGGCCAAGTTCTGATGAAAATGATTCATTCGTTATTGTTAGTTTTGTTTGGTCAATCTTTGCAATAGAATCCGATAGTGCAAATGATTTTTGAGTCAGTATTGAAATATCACCGTTTATAGTTTCCGATGACTTATCAACCGATGCAATATTTTTAGATAGACCACCCGTCCCACGTTTCTGTGTTAGTTGTTGTGTATAAGCGTTTTGTTGAGAAACACGAATTTGGTCGAGTGATTTTAGACGATTGTTTTTATCTTCTATTGATTTATCTACTTGTACTTTTTGTTCCTCGAACAATTTTTTCTTTTGGTCAAGGAGAGTTATTTCATTTTGTGCTTTGTAGATTACCTTTGCAGTTTCCTGATATGAGTTTGTTAGATACCCATAAACACCAATAGAAGTGATTACCATAAGAACCACTGCAGCAGATAAAAGATATGTCTTGAACAGGAAACGGAGTGTTTTAAAATGGTCATGTAGAAATGTTACAACAACAAGTTTGGAAAGTTCCAACATTGATGCCATACCAATTATTGACCATGAACCACCTGAAAATAGTTTTGATATTCCGAATATAGAGTAGTATCCAGAAAATATCGCTAGTCCAATCGCGCAAAACCAAATAAGGTTTTTGAGATTGAATACCTTTTGTAACATATGATTACTCTTATATTTTTACCAACTCTACTTGTTTTTTTCCAGAATGATTCAATACAATCTTTCCACCTTCATATGAAAGAGAATCTATATATTTTTTAACTTCAGATTCTGTTGTGTCCCAACTAAATCTAATTTCCGCAAAGAAATCGTGTAGTGAATCAAAAACGTTTGAATCGGGTTCAAACTTTAATGTTTTACCAACATACTTGAATCGTTGGTTCATGACATTTCCAGGTATTGATTCAGATATATAAGTTTCTGGTGTGATACCTGCAAGTTCCAATAGTCTTTTCATTTTCATTTAAAAATCCCCATTAATGTTACGGTATTCTAGTAGTGCTAATTCTTTTGCTTTACACTCTAGCATGACATCTACGTCATACCCATAAGTATTTATTTTTTCCAAAATGTAGTCTGCATGAGCCTGTGGTTTGTCTTTTGGATTACCAGATTCCTTTGGTTTGGACGAAGAGTAATGAACTACGGGGACGATATAATTAGTCCAAGTTGACATAGCAAGTTCAAGAGCTTCTTGTTCCGATAGACCACCAGTGTTGAATGTATGATGGTGATAATCAAACACAATTGGAATACCGATACGTTCATGGATATACATCAGGTCTTTCACACTGTACATACTAGCTTTGTCATCGTTCTCAACCGTAAGACGAGATTTGACAGAGTGTGACAATCTGTCATAGTTATCACAAAATCTTTGCATTGATGCAATTTTATCACCATATACACCGTTACAATGGATGTTTATCTTGTTGAATGGTGAGTTATAGAGTCCTAATAAATCAAGAACCTTACCGTGGTTTTCCAAGTCAATAATAGTGTTCTGAACAACTTTCTCATTCGGTGAACAGAGTACGTTAAAAGGGCCAGGATGACACCCCAAACGAACGCCATTGAGTTTTGCGTACTCACCTGTACGTTTCATTACCTCTGCAATTTCCTGTATGTTAGGGAGGTTTTCTATACCATATTCGGATGCCCACGGAAACATATCGGATGAGATACGGAACAGTTTGATACCGTTCTCTACGTTCCAATGAATAATAGTTTCCAAGTCCTTGACGTTTTGAAGTCCAAGTTCAGCGGCATAATTGATACCACGTTGGATAAATGTTTTCTTTATCATTGACCGATTGGTAGTGATTTTTTTCTTACCAAGAGTCATATTGATACAGGCATAACCGAGATTCATAACAATCCTATGATGAATAATGTGAGTTCTAATATAAGCAAAAAAACAATGGGAAACAAGAAAAATCTTGTCTCCCATTCAATTTTTTTTACGTTTAGTCTATCTTATCCGTAGTTTTCACTTGGATTGAAGTTCGAGCTACCTGTGTATGAACCACTTGCAAGAATTCTAACAGAAAGACCCATACCCATGTTTGCTTGTGGATTTATTGCTTGTGCATTTTGCCAGAAAAGACGTGTTGTATATGCGTCTCCAGCCGATGCAGTTGTTGTTGACCAGAAATTAGCACTCCAACTAAAATCATAAAATTCACCGTCTTGTAACATATATCCACCAGGATTTGCGGTAAATCCACTTGCATTTGAACCATTTCCGTTAATGCGAGCCATACTACCCCAAAATTTCGTATTCTTTAATGGACGGCCGGCGGTTAATTGTCCACCTTGTGCATTGATGAGAGTTGTCCAATCGGCCAAAGTTGGTAATCTAAACCCAACTGGAGCTAGATTTTGAGAAGCACTTACGGCATACCAATTATATAATCTACCGTAATCGCGTGAGTTACTAGAATCGAATTTATAATAACACCAAGCAGGTGTCAATGACTTAGCATATGAATCCCATTGTGCAGATGATGACGCGTGTGCGATTGACGTTCCATCTCTAAATGTGTCCACATCCAAATTTTCAACAACCCAACTTTGTCCACCAATTGTGACTACTGCCATTTATTTCTCCAGAAAAAATTTAAATATCCAAGTGTTATAGATATAAATATAATTAAAAAAGGGAAATCATTTATGATTCCCCTTTAAGTAATTATTCGGTTGGCTTATTCTTCTTACGTGGCTTTGGACGATTCTTCTTTTCATTTGATTGTTCAAATGTAGAAGGTTGTGGAGACCTCGGTGTTTTCTTATTTCCATCCTTCTTATGAAATTTATTCTTATTCTTTTTCTCCTTTAGGCCGAGTGCCTCTTCAACTGTTGGTGTCAAATTTACAGTTGTATTACCACGCCATTCATCATTTGAATTTGTTCTTGCAAATGAAGATTCAACCTCAACAACAGTTTCAACATGACCCTGGAGTGCGTTGATGATTGCATTCTTATCATCAATTTGTTCTGAAAGATTTGTGATTTGTTTCTTGTTATAGAACCAGAATCCAAAACCACTCGCGGCAATGGCTATAAAAATAATAAGTAAAGTGAGCATAAAAATAATCCCTTATTTTAGAATAGAAAAAATATAACTATCATCTTCAAACTTTTTAACAAAGACTTTTGAATATGTAGAAATCAAATGAGTAAAAATAAATACAGAACTGTATGCGAAACTATTTGATACGTTTTGATTTATCGTAAGGATGACTCCTCTGTTTGAAGTCTGCAAAGAACGTTTAATTGTTTCAAATACATAATCATATTGATTGTTCCCATATAGGTGTTCATCGAACACACCAGTTAGAATAGTCCAATCGAACTCCACATCAGAGTTATTATCCATATACTCTTGAAAAGAAGATTTGATAAAACTACTTGAATTGAATTTTTTTGTTAACATTGATATTTTATCTTCGCTAGAATCCACACCAACAAAATATCCAGCCAATAAATCATTCGGTGTTAAATCCCAGTATTCACATAGAGTTTCTAATAAAGAACCTTCTTTATACCCAGCACCTAAATGTAGGATAGTATCTTCCGATGATATACCGGTGTTAATAATTTCTTCAATAATCATATTTTCAGTCATTGTCAAATAATCCATAATAGTCCATATTTCTATTTCTTCTACGATTTATTCGCTTTTTCGTTTCCTTTGAAGAAGCAAATTCAGTTCTCAATGGGTGTGTACGATTAAAGTTTTGTGTCATCTTCAAACTTAAATCTGCCATTTCCCATGCAGTGTGGGGGTCTTTAGTCGGAGGAAGTAAATGTTCTTCCGATAAATTCACACCATTTATGTCAATATACAAATTTTTTTCTGAATCAAAAAGCATTTTTGCATTTGGAAACTTTTTTAATACACGTTTCATAACTTTTTCAGTATCGGTCATAACGATTTTTTCTCTCTTATTACTGTATGATATTTGCTTCGTATGGTCATTATATTATTTTGAATAATTTCACATTTTTCAAATTCATCTTTTTCGAGAAAGTAGATATACATATCATATAATTCATCTAACTTTTGAAATGATGTCATCGAGTTTAATTCGATGAAATAATTTGGATTTTCTTCCAACATTTCCCAATTAAAGTTTAGGGACTCTTCGTAAAATTTCCTCACATCCCCCATCCAAGTGCCTCTGAAATGCTTGGAAAGTTCTGAGTGAAAATATCACGAATACCATTCGCAATATCTCGGTGTTCTTTTTGTGTATCTTCGAGTGTACGAAGTTCGAGGTAATGAATCCAAGAACGAATAGAACCTTTCATATACATTGTTGTTTCAGTTGCAAGTGGAAGTACATCACGGGCAACTTCACGAGCGATACCAGCTTGAATCATCTCATTGTAAAGATTTAGGGATGCTTGAAAGTGACCAGATACAATATCAGATAACTTTACACCACCAACCCATTCAGGATTGTAAGCTTCCGCAGATGATTGACGATTCTTCTCTGCTTGTTTACGAAGTTCAATATCTTGAACAGATGTTGCTGAAGAATATCGTTGGGAAAATTCTTGGAATGAGAATGACTTGTGACGAAGAATTTGTGCAGCAATAGAACGGCGTGTTACAATTTCCACGGTCATATCAACGAACTCAAACGGAGACCAGTGTTTGTGCTTGATGAGATAATTGATAAGACGTGGAGCCGTTTCTACATTCATCTGATTAGATGGATTAGATACACGGGCGATATACACCATGAACTCTTCAGGTGTCATCTCTTTTTCAAGAGAAGGATGTGTGATTGAAACTAATTTAACTGACATTGTAATCCTCATCTGTTTGTTCCAATTCAAAGTCAGGTTCTTGCTCTAATTCAAACTGATTTAAATTGATTTTATTTTGTTTTCGATTCTTTGTTCGGTCATAAGATGGAAGCTTTTTGTCTTTAAACATTTCATAACCATCTTCGAATTTTTCGGCTTTTGGGCCTCGGTGTCTATAATCTCTTCCCATACGTCATCATAAATGAATAATTGTGAATAAATAAATCTAAGAAATTTTCTTCAAATTTCCAAATTAAATTTTTGCATTTCTTTTTTTATCACCGATAACTTCTCATAATTTTCAGCGTTCAAAAGTCGTTGAGTATATGATGAAAGTATTTTTTGAAAGTTTGGTTTTCTGATTACAACATCCACAGATGTTCCGTTTTCCACTATTATTGTTGCAACTATTGTTTCCTCAACACCACGATTCAAACAATCCAACATCGCAGTATAAACCTTATCAGAAAGAACAAAGTTTACCTTATCATTAGACACCCATTCTAACATCTGTGCAGACGTTTTAAAATCAATGTATTCATGATTTTTCCATAAAGGAATATCATTGTGCTCAATGTTGGAGTAATCGCTTTTTGACATAGTAGGAAATTGTTTCGTAGTAATCTTTTTTGGATGGTTCTTTTTTTATTGCACTCTTCATGTAATTGTCAATCATATCTTCCGTCAAATTATTTTGTTTAGTTAAGTGATGTTCTTCTATAATTCGTTCGGTTTCTGTGATTGCATCATTCAGGTGAAATTCATCATAGTCAGAGTATTCTATATTGAAATCTCTCAATATTTCTTCAAGGTTGAATAACCATTCTATATAGTTACTTCTTTCTTCCACCCTTCTTTTTAATCTTTTGAAGTTTAATATTTGTAATATCACCTTCTTCAGTAATAATTACTTTGTGGTCTGCCGAATAAAGTAGGTCGGAAATCCAAGTGATGAATTTTTCTATCTCTGGATTAAGATTAAGACCCATGAAACCAAAGTTTAACATTTCATTGTGATTGAACCCTGGTTTCTTACCAGGAAAAATATTTGGGTCAAGTGGGAAATCTCTACCAGAATCTTCTTCATCTTTTTTAAGAGAATCAAAAAACGGGTCATCCGATTCTTCTTGTTCTTTATTTTTATCTTTGAATTTATCTTTTATTTTGCTCAAAATATCTTGAACAGTGTGTGCATCATAATTTGCGTTTAGGGTATCTAAAAACTTTTTTTGTTCTCGCTTAGACATCGTTTCATCTTTATTACTACCAGTATCAATTCCATAGTAATTCAGCATAGATTTCATTTGTCTTTCACGTTTTGTCATACTACGTCTTTCTTTTTTAGTGTATTTAAGACATCACCATATTCATAGTGACCATCTTGTATTTTCAGTAAAGAGTATTCTTTTAATTCTTTTACAAGCTTTTTATTTCCACAGTATGTTTCCGCCAGTTGATTTATAGCTTCTTTGTTTGGACACAGGTTAGTTGTTTGAGGAACAACATCCTCTTTAATTAAAAACCAAGTCATACAAAATCCAATCAGAAACGAAATAATAAGTTCCAAAATTATCTCCGATACTCGTGAACAGAATTACAAATAAATAGTATTTGTATAATAGAAAATGGGGCAGAAGAAAAAAACTTTGGTCGGTATATTTTGATGATTTAGTCATCACTCTATACAACTTCTTCTACCCCATTTATATTTTACATCTTTGCTAGATTCCGGTCTTCTAGCTCAATAGAAACTCTCTTTGAAACTTTGCGCCAATACTTTTTAGTACCACGCTTCATGTGACCGTTTGGGCCACCGTTCCACTTTCGTGCCATGATTTCCATATCATGTTTAGAAAGCGAGTCTCTGTTAAGGTCAGGATTATAAAATTCCTGATATATCCAAAACATCTCGGCAGACTTTGCCGGACTCTTACGGTCAGCAAGTGTGAATTTCTTATCAATTCCTCGAATCTTACAGATTCGATTTACTTCCTTGACCATGACAGGTTTAATTTGGACAATTCCAACAGACCCGTCTCTTGATTTTGCGTTTGCATTGCCTTTCGACTCAACCCAAACGATAGATGAATACAATACGTCCTTCATAATCAAACCACGATTAATCGGGGTCATTGCAATCAAGGCAAATGCCGTGACTACGAGAAGGGTAATTGTAACCCGTTTCCATTTGTTAGTCATATCAACTCTCTCTTTTGTGGATAATTGTTTTCATTCTTTATGTCACAAGGACATAGGTGTTACTACAACACTTATACCGACCAAGTATAAATATCAGTTGTTTTTTGTTATTACAATAATAAGAAATTTTTGGGACATTTCCAAATGATTTTTTAACCGAGACCGCCGTTGTCCCCAAGTTCAAATTCAGTTCCCGTGTAATCAACACGGGATTCAGTTGGGACAAGTTCAACGTCCCTATACTCGGCATCTCTTGCTCTTATACAGCAAAACCATTTTCCATCTTTGTCACGAAGTAAAGAATCGGTTCCAAGATTGTTGTGTATTGTAGTTGCAGTTTCTTCAGAGGTTGTGTTGTTCAAAACTCTCTTTACAAGATATACATTATCTTCTATTCTAATAATGTTATTTATCATTACTATAACCTCTATATTATATACTACTATATACTATTACTTCTATTATACTATAATAACTATATTATAATAGTATCTTTTTTTTAAGTGTTCACTCTTTTCCCGTGTTCACTGTAAAGATACAAAATAAATCAATACGAGTCAAGTGTTTTCTATCTAACATTCAGAATATTTTTCAGACTGTGATTTTTCTTCCATCCAGCTTGATATTTTGAATCAGTAAAATATACAATCAAATCAGATTGATATTTTGATTTTACATATCTCACAGTAAAATTAGATGTAGGTTTTGAAACTGTTTCAGTCCACAATTCCTCTTTATCTTTTGATTCATATCTATTGTCAGTTTTCCAAACCCATAAGTCTGCCTCATATCTGTTTTTGGTGACAAAGACTCTATAATCACAGGTTTGATTTGGTGATATAAACACCGTTGATAAAATCATCAAAATAGACATCATAAACACCTCGTTTTTGACCGTTTCCGTCGTCTTGTTGACGTTTTTATACCATTACCCATACCTAACTATACCCCAACCAATAAAAACCCCTTAAAAACGATTTAAACCCCATAGTTAAGTCCTTAAAAATAAAGGACTTACGAAATCACCGTAAGTCCTTATAAATCAACTACTTATGAAGATTCTACTAATCTCCGTTCCTCATCAGTACATCAGGACGTGCCACGATTTCAATGTTACCGTCACCATCATCGAATAGTATATTCTCCGTGTCCCATGAGACAACGAATTCTGGTGTCAAACATCCATACCGTTGGTAGTATGATTCGTATTCATCGAATGATTCGTAAATATCAAATGAATCATCGAAAACAGGAATACCGTTTGATTCATCAATCAGTGCAGATTCCATCTGACCAAATGTTACGAAATATTCCGATTGTTCTTCATCCGATTTAATATTATCGAAAACCCAATTTAGGATTTCTTCTCGTGTTGATTCAACATTAGTATATGAATCTTGCAATTGTTCGAGAGTTTGTGTATTCAAACATTGTTCCCATTCGGAACTGTATGAATCCAACATCTTATTAAAATCATTGTTCATTGATATAATCCACGATTTTTGATTCTGAAATGGTCTTGACCTCAAATGGGTCAACACACGTTGATAGATACTTGTTCACTTGAACTTCTGCATCGGTAACAGATACCGCGTTTACCATATAGGTTCGACCTTGCTTCTTCACCTTACCGTTATCGTGGGTGATTTCAAATTGAACCTTTGCCAGATAGAAAGCCATGATTAATCCTTCTTTTTGAGATAAATGTTTGTTAAATACTTTGAGTTTATTTGATTTGTTCCAATAAGAGAATGAAGTGGAAAATATCCTTTCGGTGTACCGACCATATCATTCTTCGTGCCAATATACAAAATTCCGTTGTCTTCTACAAGGTATGTTGGTATAAAATTTATTTGTAAGTCATTATAGTCATCGTTATACCTTGCAAATGTCTTCTGTCCTATAACGAAATCTTTACTCTTGGAATGTTGCATAGTCATTGAACTTCGATGAATAAATTGGTTCACACGCCATGTAGACAGACCACAGTTGTTCGATATAAAACTCATTTGCGTTATATGGAATATAGTCTTCATTATTCATCGGATTTTCAGGGTCAATCATCAGAAGATAAACATCTCGACCCTTCGTCTCCAGTCCGTGAACTTCCATACCTTCAATATCCACCACTGGATTTGTGTAACCATCTTCGCCAAAGAAATAATATTCTCCACCCTGTTTATTCACCAACGTGGTAAGACGAATGATGATTTGTTGCTTCAACGTTGCTGGTGTGACAACGATTGCACTTTCGTGATTGCGAGAAATACTCATCGAGAAACTCCGATAAAAATATTGTAAAAGAAAAAGAAAAATGGAATCATTACAAGAGTGAAGACGAACATATTTTTAAACATTTGCTTCTTTTGTTCGAGCGATGTAATCTTGTTGTGGAGGGCAAGAGAATTACAAATCTCATCCTTTGTAATTGACTTACCGAACGTCGTGTAAGCATTTGGGTCAGCGAAAAATACCTTGTGGATATTTTCATTAGTCGGTGTCCGTGACCAATTGAATGGTTCTACTTTTCGGACTTTCTTCATTGTGTTACCTTTGAGGTGGTTGATTGATGTAATACAAATGTACGAAAAAAATCTGACAATTCCAAGCGTTATTTCTTGTCACGCCAAATAACGAGATAAATTGTATCTACCTTACCGGCAACGTGTGTTCCGTCCTTTTGTGGGGTATTGAACACGGAAAGTGGTGTACGGTCGAGAACTTCTACGGTTTCAACAAAATGGTCAGTTTCTCCACGATTACGAAACCAATTCTTGAACGCAGTCTCGTGATAACGAATCTTTACCTTCCACCCAAGTGTTGCGGCAGAATCAAGAATCTTCACCACATTTTCATCTTGACGGTCATTATCAATTGAAAACTGAAACGTACTTGATGTGTTCATACCTGTTTGTGTCAGGTTCAATTCACCTTCCCAAGACTTCCAAATCAAACCACGATTGGAAAACTTGGTAACGAATCCGATACGTTCACCGTTGGAGTAATTTTCACTACAACCAACTAGTGTGAGAGAAAAAAGTGCGAGAGCAAATAGTGTGTTCTTCATTGTTGTTTCCTTTTATCGTACACCCAAGTACGAAGAATATGGACGAATGTGTGAATTATCCTTTGATGTTTCCTTCGAGAAGGCACTCATTACACCAAAGAAGCCGATTGTGAAAATGAGAAGTGCCGCAACACCAACCTTCATCTTACTTACATTGTTCAAGTAAGGTGCAACACGGTAGAATGTCTTTCCACTTGGTGTCTTTACACGATTGAATTCAATTCCGATAACCATTGTTTTGTCCTTTTATAAGGTTGAAAAAAAATTAGGCGGCAAGCAATCGCTTGTTCATTGTCTTTGTAATTACACCAATCTCATCTGCACGTTGCAGAAGGACTGCGTTCTTGCCATAACACTTCTCTACCGCTTCAAAGTCATAACGACTACCGATAAAGTACGTGATGAACTTCACACCGTTCTGTTCCATACGTTGCATCTGCTTACGTGAGTGAGCTTGTGCCTTTGGCCCACCATACTCAAAAGAACCATTACCTGAACTGTAATTCATGTACGGTTCACCGTCACAGATGTTGATGAAGTAAGCTTCTGTATTGGCAGACTTCTGAATAGTATCTTTCATGATACCGTCGAAACACAATCCTTCTGGTGTCAGGTTGTTTGCAGTAACCTTCGGGAAGAGTGAACGAACGTGTTGGATGTTATGC